AGTCAGCAGACCCGCATTGAGGGAGGCTAGTGAGGACCCGTGAATTTTGCAGGCCCTGTGAACCTTGCTCTGCTTTCCCTTTGGGGAGAGAAGAGGGGGTGGCAAGGAGCGCGGCCACTCGCTGGCCCTGAAGGGCCAAGGCAGGGCAAGGGAACAAGCTGCGCCTCGATGATAGGTTGAAGCAACAGGGTGATGGCCAGTTGCCCCGCTTAATCGCTGGCTGGCCATCGGTGCTTGACAAGGAGATAATGGAGGGATGCAGTTGTCGAGTGACGTTGGGGGAGGGCGCCGCATGCGCAGCAGGGCCGCACGCATGGAGCAAGGGGGAAATGTTTGATGTGATGTTGATTGAGCGATGAGGCATTATCATCTTGATTGCCTCTTCGAGTTTATCCTTCTGTGCCTGGCGTTCTCTGCCTTGGCAGCTTCCAACCCGCCAACAATCAACCGAGCGACGCGTTCACTGCCACTCGGCCTGGGCGGTGGGTAAAGACGCTGGTCACCCTGCCCACCTTCAAGCGCTACAGCCACTCTCTCTAGCGCCTCGGCCAACCTCAATGCGGTTGACTCGGTAATAGTGCTCATCCTTGCACCTGCTCGTATTTGGCCACAGTTCTGTTTATCTCTTCGTTCGACGCCACCGCCCAGCTGCTGACCACCGCAACCGGTTCCTTATTTTCGATGGCTGCAGCCAGCCTGGCGACGGAAGCGAAATCACGGTTGACCTCTTCATGGATCGTCCGCGCCAAGGGGACAACCCCTACAGTGGCTGCGAGATCTCCCAGAATAGAGTTGAAATACTCTGTTCCGGAGACCACCAAGTCGACCCGATCAAACATCACCAGCATCGCTAACAGGTGGCGAAATTTTTCCATGATCGACGTTGATCTCGCGGCGCTCATCCCGTCGGCTCGCCAACGGTAGATGGTGCGTTGATCAACCGAAAACAGATCGGCGCATTCGGACACGCCGATTGTCTTGGTTACTTCCATCCACCAATCATGCGCCGGGAAAGGCTCTGGAGCGGCTGTCAAATTGCGCGAATCGTTCGACATTTACTTACCCCCAAACGGGTGTATCCTGTAGGCATGGATGATAATTTAAGGTTGATAAATGCCCGCGCCCTGATAGGATGGACACATGCCGCCAAGCAATACGCCCAAGGTCCGACCAGGGTGCGGGGCTTTTTTTGTTTGAGCTCTACCCACTCGCAAGGAGATAAACGTGCAGCTCCCAAACGTGGCGCACCCAACCAAGTTCAATATCGATGGGTACATTTTCGAAATCATCTCTTTCTATCCCCTCACGGAACAGCAAGCGGCCAACGCGGCACGAGTGGCATACTCAACGCGGAAGCTGCGTAAAAAAGATAAAGGGAAAATCATTCGAGCGTTTTTAACAGCAGACGATGAATCTCAAGGGCTTTTATGATCGCGTCTATGTCGTCGGCTAAGCACTCCATACCATCGTCGGTACCGCAGTTTATGAGGGTAAACTTTTCAGGCTCTCCCTCGATATATGCCGTCATGATCACACCTGGCTGGCGCTGATCCGCCGGCAAGGCCTCGAAGGCGGCACGATCATGGATATTAATAGAGACAACCCCAGGGGAGGATTCCTCAATCGTGTAGGGAAGGGGCTCTTCGTTGTTGCTCATGCTGGTTCCTTGGGTGTGGGTCGTATTTATCTAACTTCTTACAAACAGGTGACTTATGGAAATATCACGTATTGTGGCAAAAACCATTGAGACCGGGTTTGGGGAAAACCCAAACTGGATGGCAATGGTTGCATCATCCCAAGGGGAATCCGTTGAGATTGTCTTCGAGACAATGCAAGCCCCGATAATTGCCTCTTCTATTGTCGCATCAAGCCAAGAGGCGGCTAAAAGAATGAAACCTGGGACCTTACACCATGAACTTGTCTGGAATTTCAATGATTCCAGGCGATCTGCGCCGGAAGCAATCGACATTTCACTTGTCGCCGATGGAGAAGTGTTATGCGTCAACGTTGGTTCCGGGGCCTTGTTTTTTAGACTTTCTGAAACAGCCAAGCAGTCGATCAATAATCTGAGGGAATTTTGACGGCAAACTGGCTGGATAATCATCCCCAGTAAGCTGTTTGACTTTTTGCGGAGAGAATTTTTCTGTTTTTAAACCACCGTCAACGGCGAGCCGGAGGCCATGGAGTTTCATTGTTTCCGGGGAGGGTGACTGTTCTGTGTTCATGCTGGCTCCTTGGGTGTGGGTGGGAATACTTGGTCGACTGGAAGGCCGATAAACTCGGCCAACTGAGTCCGATATTTTTCAGACTTTGTCCGGCCGCTGACGATTGAATGCACGTTTTGGCGACTTGTCCCAATCATTTCAGCATATTGTTTCATGGTCTTGCCCTTCAGCAGAAGGTGACCACGTATTTCTTCAGGTTTCATGAGTCAACCATTACCCTTTGGAATGTGACTGTGTCAACAAATAAAAGTGACTGTGGAAACTTATTTTTTGCGGAAATGTTTGGGGCAGAAAGGAAAAGGCTAGGGCTGAGTCAAGAGAAATTTGCTGAAATTTACGGTATTACAAAGAGTTATGTGTCTAAGTTGGAAGCTGGAGAAAAGGCGCCATCCGCGACCTTGAGATTGCTTTTCGAGGCCCTCCAAAGAGAACGTGCCAGTTCCTTGAGCTTGGTTTTAGAAATCGAACGTTCCGATCAATTTGACCAAGTCCTTGATGGTTTTTTTGATAAGGTGAAGACTTGGATTGCCGAAGAAGATGGGCGGACAATGAACAGTGCCCTTGAGTTTATCGAGGAGTTCAATGATAATTTCGACGATTACGTCGACTGGAGAAAAAAACAGACTGGCAGAAATGTGGTACCTGGACCCCCACCAAAAGTGTCTAATTCTGGTAAGTAAAGGTCAATAGGCAAATTTACCCAAGAAATAGGTTAACCATGGAAAATAAGACATATAAGTTGGTAAATATTTTGTGCGTTATCTTGTCTTTTTTGCTCCTGGCAAGGATGTCTCACGCGCACCCAGGCGGGCTCAACAGTAGCGGCTGCCATACCAACCATAAAACCGGGGATTATCACTGCCACGGAGGCGGGCAAAGTGGGGGTGGATCAGGCGGCGGAGGAAGCAAGGGGCAAAGCAACGCTTACAGTGGCGGCCTGGAAATCATCCCAGCACAGCCGCAAGCTAACTCCAGCCAAGGAACGGTAATCGTGGGCGTTACCGATGGAGACACCGTTCGGGCTACTATTGAAGGCCAAGAAGTCAAGATCAGGCTTTACGGAATCGACGCCCCGGAAAGCGGACAAGCGTTTGGCAAAGCCTCCCATCAAGCCTTGAAGCAGATAACCACCGGGCGAAAGATCAGCATCAAGGTCCTCGACCGAGACCGATACGGCCGGCTTGTCGCCCTTGTTTTCGCCGAAGGATCGAACGTGAATGAGGCGATGGTGGTTTCCGGCTACGCCTGGGTTTACCCGCAATATTGCAAACAATCGTTTTGCGGGGAATGGAATCAACATCAAGCCAGAGCGCAAGCAAACCACAAGGGGCTCTGGCAAGAAGGGAATCCCATGCCTCCATGGGATTGGAGACACAACAAGTGACCACTCAACAATTTACCAATTGCGTGGAATTATGGGGTAACGTAATGAAAATAAAAAACATTTTACACGTTGTACTGCTATCGTTTTTGGCATTTCCGCTTGGATGTTTCGCAAGCGATACAAGCAATGATGATATTTCTCATTTATCGCCGAGAGACCAAGCCAAATATCGCGCGCTACAAAGGGAGCATGACCGCCTCACCAGGGAAATCGATCGTCATGAAAAATCGCTTGATGAGGAATTGCGCGATCTGCAGCAGCAAATGGACAAGGCAGATCGACAGAATAACGGACGATAGGAGGGTTGGAAATGTCCCATAAAATTATTGCCTCCATTGCCCTCATCCTTTGCGCCCCAACTTTTTCAATCGCGGCCAATGTCAAAATAGGATACCCACAGATCAAAGCCATGCGGGTGAGTTATGGCGACATGGAATATGCCATCAAGGCCGAGGTGAACAATAATAGCACCAGGGAAGAGGTGTGCTTTAAAATCCAGGCAGTTGATTTTGAAGGATTTGAGCTGAAAGATGAAACACTCTGCGGAAAAGTTCCAATCAATGGAGTGCGCCAAATGACCGATACCGGCCGCATGCCGATGGCCGACTGGAAGCGAATCAACAAGTGGCAGATTAAGGATTGACCCTGATGGGTCAGTAAGCCAACATAACCATTGAAACCATCTACAATCTGACTATACTAACGGCATGAGCACTAAGACACGCAACTTCCTCATTGGATTCGGCAGCATCCTTGACATCATGCCGAACCGCGAGCGCCGCGCACCGTCCAAGCCTATGCCTATGACGCCGGAACAGATCAACGCGAAAGCGTGGGATATGGTCGGCGACAGCTTCCGCATGGCCATGGGGCAGGTGCATGACGAACTCCGACCAAAACGATCAAAAAACTGATCCTCCGTTTTTCCCGTCTGGATATACTCCTGAAGTGACCGAGGACGACTCGGGATACAACCACTTCCTGCAGGTCCATCAATCCCAGTATTCAGGGCCGATTCCACCCCCAGAAAGCCTCGAATATTACGAAGGCATCCTCCCCGGCGCAGCAGATCGCATCCTGCGCATGGCGGAAGAGAGCGCCCGTAGTGTACGCGCATCAAACGCGGCACAATGGGACGTCGAAAAAACAATCGAGCATAATCGTCACGACGAAACCAAGCGAGGTCAGATCTTTGCCCTGGCCACCGTGCTGTCGATGGTTGTGTTGGCTGGTGTGGCGCTGGTAACCGGACACCCTGCCGTGGCTGGCACGATTTGCTCGGTCACGGTTATCGGTGTGGCCACTGTATTTATCACCGGCAGGAAGCGTAAAGAGGATGGGGAACCAAAGGCTGACACCCCATGAGTGTCCGGATCCATCCCAAACAGAAGACTGATCCAAAATATCGAGACGCCTGGTTGATCGACTATTACGATCAGGCCGGCCAGCGGCACAAGGTGATATATCGAGGCACCGAGGCCGAGGCGATGGAGATCGAACACTCCTGGCGGATCCAGACAAGGAAGTCCACGCCGACTGCCTGCCCAGCCCTCAACGAGGCTGCCGTGCTCTACATCGAGCATTACATGCTGGACCATCTGCCCCAGGGAGTGGAGCGAATGCGGTGGTCAATGAAGCATCTGCTTCGGATTTTGGGCCGGTATCAGTTTCGATCCATCACCGTGCCGGTGGTGGAAGATTACAAGCGGCAGCGCCTGGCAGAGGGTGTGAAGCCGAACACGATCAATAAAGAGTTGGCCGCGCTCTCCGGATTTTGCAAGTGGGCGTGGGAAAAAAACTATTGCGAGCGGCTGTACATCAAAAGGTTTCCCGCTAAGTTGGCCAGGGCGCCGATCCCAACCGTGCCCAGCAGGAAAGAGATGGTTAAGTTTTTGCGGGCCGTGCCGAAAGAAAAGCGCGGGATATGGGCGGCAATGTATTATTGCGGCCTGCGGGTCTCGGAAGCACGAAATTTGACCAGAAAGGCCATAAACTGGAGCGTTGGGGTGATGATCATCACCGGCAAAGGAAACAAGCAACGCATCGTGCCGCTGAACCGCAAAATCCTGCCATACCTCAGAGGGACCTTGCCGTTTTATGCGCCAAAGGATTTGCGCGAGATCGCCGAGTGGGCGTTAAAGCGCGCCGGCCTCGATATCCATATCCATCCCCATTTGCTCCGCCATGCTTTTGGCGTGCACATGACCGAGCGCGGGGTATCGCTCCGGGCCCTGCAAGACATTATGGGGCACAGTTCCAGCCAGGTTACCGAGCTGTACACCCGATTGGCGGCCGAGGCGCTGAGCAAAGAGATGAAAAAATTCTGACCCCACAACGGCACCTGTTTTCTGGTGAATTGTACAATTAAAACATTAAGTTGTTGCAATGACTCGTGAAACTCAAAATCCAGCGGGGGCGACCTCGTGTCGGTTCGATTCCGACCTCCGGTACCATGAAAAATCAAGGGGTTACACGATTTGTCGTGTAACCCCTTTTTTGTGTTCGGGTGCTAAAAGGTGCTATCGTATTTAGCAGCGGATCTCATGATCAAATCCGACAATTTTTTTACACGGTTCCCGGCAAGTGGCTCAGCCAGGTGGAGCACAGCGGAACGCTGGGGTCGGAGGTTCGAATTCTCTCTTCCCGACCATTTAGAAGGCAATGACGGCTGATCGCTGGTTACCAAAAGTTACCAGTGCCCAGCCGTTTTTTATTTTCATCCGCGCATCATCCCCGCCAGCTCCTTGGCCCGGTTTGGGCTGTCCTCTCTGGCCCATTTCGAGTCTAGCATTTCTTTGGCGGCGGCTGGCCAATCCTTTTTTTGACAAGCCGCCAAGAACCTGCGGAATGCCAGTAGGCCATCAACGCCCAACTGATAGGCCATGTCGATCAGCACGTCGCGACGGGGATCGTCGGGCCATGCAGCAAACCAGGGTAAGCGGCGCTGCAAGGCTGCGGCGCACTTATCTAGCCTCATCCGCAACAGCATGTGCGCCTCATCCTCTGGCAATCCTGCTTGCAGGTTGAGGCCGTAGCCAATGGTGAGCTTTCCGGCGGTACAGCGGTAGATGTGCTCGCTAAATCCTTCGTGGCGGGCGACGAGTGCCTCTAATTGTGTTTTTTGCATAATATTTGGCGGAAAAATTACTTATCGAGCTGGGCACTTGCGCGCCAACCTCTGCCATTCATCAATTTCAGCTCGGAGTTGGTCGCTTGGTTCGCACGGCTGCGCGGATAAAAAATCGATACGTCGCAGCGGTGTCCCGCAGTAGATGTTTTGATAGATCGCGTTGCACATGGTCAAGATCAACAATATCGCGCCACCAATCATGAGCGATATTATCTCGCACCTGCGTGAGCTGATCCTCCTTACCTTTCGGCTGCGTGGTATGATCATAGGTCCACAGCTCCAGGATTATCGGACAGGTCAATCATCCTGATTTCTTCCGGGTCGGTGGACGCCATGATTTCTGCCTTCGCCCGGAAATAGTCGGATGTGGCGGCAAGCAGCAAAGCGTTGTTCCCCTCTATCGCGAAAATAATTGCCTCTTCCCCGCCGTACCCTTCCAGCATCGAGGCAATCACCGCGTCGAGGCGCGCAATGATGCTGGGGCTGGTGATGATTCCGCGATTGACGGCGTGGCAGGCTATAATAGTGCGGGTTATATCAGCCACATTGTCGGGGGTGTCCCCTATCCCATGAGACAGCCGGTCGCGCAGTTTTCCTGGACCTGTCTTGAGATACTTCACCCTGGCAAGTTGGGCCAACTCCACCTCCGACTCATCGCCTGATAAAATCTGCCCATACAACTCAAACTGTTCCGATTCTAACATATTCCCAACCTCATTTTGTGCGCTGCGGGCAGGCGTTCTACCATGGCGGGCCTACAGCTGATTATTCTGCGCATTGCCGCAACGCTGCTGGTTCGTTGCGCGTGGGCAATGATTGACCATGCGGCTTCTTCGTTGTTGCGCTGCACCGCGCGCCGAAACTTTTGCAAACTGAATTTCCTGATCAATCGGTGAGACGGCCATGTGCGATATCCAACAAAATTTATTCCATCGCGAACCTTGCGCATTGCCCACTTTGACAAGCCCAGTTTGAGATGGTCGGCGAGATATCTTTCGACCTTTCCTCGCACATCAAGCGCCTCTTGTTTTTCCAGGCCAACGAAAATCATATCATCGACATACCGAACGTATCTTTTAACTTTCAGCTCCCGCTTAACGTAGTGATCGATAGGGTTGAGGTAAATCAGCGCATAGAGCTGTGACAAAAGATTCCCCAAGACCAGTCCCCGCCGGAATGGACCAAAGAACTTTTTCATTTCTTCGAGCATCCGATTATCTTTTATTTTATCTCTCAGCAACGACAGCAGGATGCCGTGGTCAATAGAGGCGAAAAACTTTTCCACGTCCAGGTGGAGGGTGTAACCATCAGGATCAACGCTCTGCATGGCCCGGTATGCGTAGTTGCTCGCCGCGTGCGTCCCTTTCCCTGGCCTGCATGCCATAGAGGTGTCAATAAAGGTTCGGTCGAACACGGAGTAAATCGTGGCGTGGATTGTATGCTGCACCACCACATCCCGAAAACAAGGGGCGTGGATAACCCTTGGTTTTGGGTGGGTGACCTGCAATTGCCTGTAGGCCGATGGTTGATATAACCCGCTGTTGATTTCCAACAGCAACTGGTCGATTTCAGCGCCCAGGGAAGCGGAAAACTCAAGGCACGATTTTGTTTTCCGCTTGTGTTTCCGTGCAGACAGATAGGCGAAATACATCGTCTCCCGAGTGAACGTTTTCCCGAATAAATTTCCATATCGTTTCATACGGCTAATCCATTCGCCCGGACGTTCGCTTGGAGCTACCAGAACGGGCGGAGGTGTTGCATATTTCGGCATAATGCCAGGGCAACCAATCCCTGTGCTCCACTGTCTCAATATTGAGTTTGAGGAGGGGGCAGAGTCGGCCCGGCCGGACACGTTGTTGTTCGAGTTCGTCCGGTTGTTGTTCAGATTGCGCGCGGAGGCGCCGGCGCTCCCGGCGTTGTTCCAGTTCCCGCACCCGATGGCGCACAGCAAATTGTTGGTTGCCCTTTCTCATGGTCATCACCACTCTCCGGCATTTTTAATCGATGTTATCCAGGAGCCGATCAACCGGCCAAACTCATCGACCAGGCTTGTGATCGCCATGTACCGATGGCCCTCTTCGGGCGGATCGTCACCAACGGACCCGGCCCCGTTTGAGAATGAAAAATATCCCATTTCGTAAGCCAGATAGAGCTGCATCCTTAACTGCTCGTGGGTGATGTCTATCTGGGTGAGTGTTGTTTTCTTGTGATGGCGCTTGTAAGCTTCTGTGCATAGGTCATAAAGCCGATATGCGGTGGCTCTAATATTGGCACACATTGCGTGCCGTTCATGCTTAGGGAAGTGGTTGAGGTAAATATTTAGCAACTTCATCATTTCTATAAATTTGTGGGTGATCACTCCCTCCCTTGCATATTTCTTTTTCATTTCCCGTGCTCTCCAACCCGCGCTGTCGCGCTCTCAAACAGGATAACAGGCGGCCCGGCCGGACACGCCGTAGTCCGAGTACGCCCGGGAGCTGCTCAGACGGCGCGCGGAGGCGCCGGCGCCCCCGGCGCCGTCCCAGCGCCCGCACCCGATGGCGCACAGCAGGTCTCGGAAATACATGTTGTACTCATCCTGTCCGTATTGAGTTGATCCGGCGGCTGACACTCCTGTCGACATTGGGATTCCCGCGTCGCCCACTGCGTCGGGAGCAAATACGCAGTTTGTTCCGTTTCCCATTTTGAGCGATGTTGAAATGCCACCCGATGGTGCCGGGAATGGAGCGGCAATAGCTTGCATCATCGCTGCAACACCGGTTGCTCCCCAGTGATCGCTGGCCAATGTCTGGCCAGCGGTGAAATCGCGCATCCGCACAGACTCTTTTGCGAGATAGAACGTCCCGGTGATCAGCGTCCCTCCGCTGGCCCAGTCGGGGAGAGCTGATCCATCAACACCATCCAGGGAGATGGTGTTTGCGTCGACCACCGTCACTGAATACATCTTTGCGTTGAGAGCGGTTGGACCAACCAAGCTCTCTACCTGCGCCACCGTTCCAGTTGTCACGCCGTGACCGGTGACCGTCAGTCGCACAGGATTGGTTTTTGCTACACCCGAGATAGCTTTCGATGTGGCGATGCAAGTCATGCCGATCAGCACCTCCCATATCAGGCCATTGACGTCAGCCACGCCGCAATTCTGGCCGTTGTGCGTCGTTTTTGCGAATAGCGCGCCTGACCCAGTTTTTCCACAGTTGCTGTATCCATCACTCTGATACACCACGGTGGCGTCGTTGGTGTCTTTGATGGCATTGTTGTTGCAACCCTTCGGGAAATTCACGGTCCCTGCGGGATCGAACCAGGCGCATGTAGCTGTCGAGGTTGCGGCTTGGCCCTGCGCTTGGGCCAATTTTGCAACCAGATCGGCGATAAACACTGATGCCTCAAAATATGCAGAGCTCTGATTAAACTCCCCATTGGCGCTGTCTATCCCCTTGGCCGCATTGAGGAACTGGTAGTAATTATTGCTGCTGCATGCGGTAATGCCGGCGATAGGGTTATGATCTGCCGCGCTGGACAGCGGTAGACCATTACGCACCGGAGCTGCTACCCATCCTGTTCCTTGGGTCACCTTGGACGATTTATATTTGCCGACGAAAACCCCAACCTGATCCACGCCGCCATCTACAAACGCCCTATGCAGCCGGTATCCTGCCGCCACTGCTGCCGCTTTGGTGGCGAAAACATCAGCTCCCCGGATATCCAAATCGTTAGGCGCATATTTCGCGTAAGTTGGGTTGCGTGCGTCATTCTCGCGCAGATAGCACACGGGGATAAACACCCATACGGAACCATTGAGCACATGCACATAGTTGCCGTAATTGTCGTGCCCAACGGTGGCGCACCCAGGCAGGGGAGTAAGGTTTGCGGGCAGATTGTCCGCCGGGCAAACCCCCACACCAAAGCCAAAAGCCCCTGGGGTTCCGATGGAATACATATCGGTTGTTGATGATTCAATTTTTGCAAAATTGCGGTCTATCGCCTGTCGCAAATGCGCGTATGTATTGCCCGCCACGCCGACGGGCATAGTCTCAAGTCCGATGGTCATGTTTTACGCCTCCAATAATTCTGTCGATTCCAGTAACTCGGTCGCATCGAGTAGCCACTCGCTGGCGGGCGAGTCGGATTCCGGCCAAAACAGCAAAAAACGCAAAATATCCATTACGCACCCTGCAGGTACAGCATCATCCGGATTTTTGCCCCAGCTCCACCGCCTGATATGGTTGGCCGGAGCGATCCGCGCACCGGCGACGGCCGCGGCTGGGCGCGCTGCGATTCGGTGGCCGACCTTGACGCCCCGACACCCGCCAAGACGTCGACGCCAAAATCGTTGAGCAATTCGACGGTGTACCCGCTTGTCGGCGGATCATCCCCGTCTGGAATGGTGTCCATGGCGGTGATGTAACCGGGGTGGACTGCGATTGGCACGCCCGACAGATTTCCAGATGCGTCGAGCGTGAGCTCGACATCGTAGATATACGATGGACTCTGGCCGATGTGCGCGGGCGATGCGTCCCCGATGATTATTGTTCCTGGCATAGTTTCCTCTCTGGTGGGTTATTTTTTTGTTTCATCGGTATCAATTCTCCGCTCTCCAATATGGGGCTGGTCGCTGGTTCGGCGGTTCAGCCGATCAAAAATCTCTTTCACATCCGCTTTCATTTCGCCCGACAGTGCGGCCAGGACGGCCAAATTTCGATCCAGGCTATGGATAGCCTCCATCGTTTTTTCAAGCGCCGCCAACCGTAACTCGAGCGCAGCATCTTTTTGGCGCAACTCTTCAAGCACCCCCCGGCTTACCCACGCCCCGCCGATTAATCCACCCACCGTTGCCAACGCCGTGGTCAGCAGCCATTGCCAAAATTTCCAATCGCTCTCAGATTGCATTGCCGCCCTTTTTTTGATCAATATATGATTGCGCCCACTTGCCGGAGATCAGCGCCACCAGAAACGCCTGAACCTCCCCTGGCGGCACATACATCGTTTTGAGGTGGATCGACAGATACACCCACACCCCGCCAAACAGCAGGCAAAACCAGAGAGTGATGATTCGCAAGGTGCGGGTATTGGTGTTCACTTCGACACACCTGCGGAGCCGGTCTGCGATGCTGCCGCCGAGGCGTCAACGTCGGTGCGCTTTTCGGTGCTGATAGTGTCGGTTCCGGTGATGGTGTTGTGGTCGCCGGTCAGGGTGTATTGGTTTTCGGTTTTGGCGATGGTGCAGGCCTGTTGGCACAGCAGGCACACCATTATCACCACCAGCCGATAAAATCGTCTCGCCTGTCTCATGTCGCTCCTTGGGCGTTTGCCCGTCACTGCTGATAACTTTTAACCTGTGGCGCTGCTCCAGCCGCTCCGACAATCACCCCGGCCAGCACCATCACCCGCGCTCCTGGATTGTAGGCGGTGGCCGAGTCGGCGATCAGCACTCGGCCGTCGTCGGCCTGCACGGTGTGGCGGCGGCCGGCCCTGGCGGAAACGGTCCCGGCCACGCGACCAGCTGCCGGCTTGCGGAGCTCAATCATCCAGTCGCTCCAGGGTCACCGAGGCGTCGGCGGTAAACGATAACCCATCGTCGCCCACAGCCAGGGTGTAGGTAATGGCGGTGAGCTTGGCGCGCACTGGTCCGCGCTCGCTGTCGATCAACTCGCCGATGGTTCCTGGTTCCAGGTTGCCCGGCGCTGGAATCGACCCAGAGATTGGTAAGCGTGGAACCTGCGCGTCCAACTCGGCCATGGCTCGGACCAGGGCGACCCGCTCCGAGGGGATCATGGCGTCAGTCACCGTTGGCGCCACTCGACAGCCAGAGCCCAGGGTCCCATCGGCGAGGATTACCCCTGGCGCGCGGGCCAACCGCACGGTCACGGCGCTCATGCTTTTGGCTCCAGGGTTATCATCGCGTCGATGGCATAGTCCTCGTCTTCGCCCAGGACCAGACCCGCCGGCGGATCGAACCGGTAGAGGTGGAAATTGACCGCATAGGTCAGGTTGCCCCTGGCCATCACCGTGAGGGGATCATCAACAGCGGCGAGGCTGCGACCACTCACCGGAGCCAGCGCAATCTCGTTGCCCTGCCAATCAACCGCCACATCTCCGGCCGGGTAATGGCTCAGCTCCACCGCCAAATTTTCCGGAGTCCACAAAGCCCCCTCCATGGTGCGGGAGCGGGTAACTGGTCCACAATAGGTGATCATCCCGTCAGTCTGGTAGGCCTGATCTGGCGCATAGCCCGGTTCAATGTGGAGCAAAAACCAGATGGTTTCGTCCTTGCCGAATGTGGTTTTCGGCTCGCCGTCGGCGTCAAGATTGAGGGTGTCGTCGAGCTCCGGCACCGCAAAGGGATCGCTGGTAGAGGATCCCTGGCCAAAGGCAACCCGACAAGTCGTGGTCATTTTTCCACCTCATAAAATTGCACTTCCTCGCTGCGGTCCGAGGTCCCAATCCACATGTGGCACCGGGTAGTGTAGGAGATTTTGGCCAGGGAGTTGCCCACCACCTCCGAGGTCAGCGAGCCGTCCTCAGCGGCGGTAATCGCCCCCAACGAGGCCTGCAGCCATACCACCGACACCATCGAGTACACCGGCAGCGGCGCGCTGGCCGATCCGTCGACAAACTCCACCACATCATCAACCACCGGCTCTTCAACCACGCCTCCGTCTTCAATCGTCACCCATGACCCGCCGCTGGTGGCCAGGCCAAAGTCAACCCATGGCACCCGGTATCCGCGCACCCGCTTGCGATACTCGGTGATGTCTTCGATCTCAAAGCGGGTCGACTGGTCGCTCTCACCCTGGTTGGACACGGTGATCACGTTGTAGCGGTTGGATTCCGACTCGCTTTCTGAGTCCGAGAACAGGCCACTGTCCTCAATGGTCCACGCCGGAACCACCTTATCGTACTCTGCCGGCGGGGTTGGATCCGCCATCCGCAGGATAAGCGCGTTGCTCGGTGAGGTCTGGACAATGCCGCCGATGATTGCCGCCAGCTTGCGCAGCCCATCCAGTGGCGATTCGTCGGTCAAAAAAAACGTCCCACCAGGCTGCGGCCAATCTTCCAGGCGAAAGTCCAGGGTGATCAGTTCCGGCTGCGAGGCAATCAGGTCGGCGGCAATCGAAGAGGCGAGAGTGGTGGCCGGCCAGCTCATGGTCACCGGCAGGGCATAGGGCGCATCCAGCCCGGCGGTCAGCGAGCGGGCGATAATGGTGTAGTCGGCCCCGTACTCTGCGGCGCCTGGATCTCCAGAAACCGAGCGGGCCCGGAGCTTGGCGGACACGAACAGGGTGTAGGTGGTCCCAGCCCAATCGATCTCAACGGTGTCGAGCTTGGCGATGGAGCCAAACTCGGCCGGATCGCGCAGCACAACGGTTGCCTCGATCAGGTAATTGTCCTCGCTCCGTGTCCAGGAGACGCTGGACCAGCGCACCGAGACCCCACCAATCCGCACCGGGCACACAATCTGCTGGATAGTGGCGCCCGGCAGCACCGAGTAATAGCCCACCAGCGCGGCCATGATCTCGTTGCGCTCGCGCAAGTCGTACCGGCCGTCGAGCGCGGCCAGCACCGAGGTCCCGCAGATGGCATATTCGCCCTCCAGGCCAGCGAGCACCGAGTGCATCAGGTGATAGCGGCCTTCGATGGCGGCCAATACCGGGACCATGTCGTTGTAGCGGCCGACCAGCGCAGCCTGGATAGTTGCGGCGTTGCCGTAGCGGCCAACGATGCCGGCGGTGATTGTTGCGGCATCGCCGTAACGGCCGACAAACGCCTGCTCCATTACCAGGGAGTAGTTGCCCACCAGGGCAGCGACAACCGGATGCAGCCCAGAAAAACTCACCAGCTGGTCGCGATCTCCCAATGCCGCCGCAGCCAACCAGGCAGCCGAGCGAGCAACCGAAGATATCCGCACAGTCCGGACCATGCCGTTAAATTGGTTGAGTGTGGCGCCGGTTGAGTTATCGTAGGAGGCTTTACCGATGTACCAATTCCGCGCGTTGTCGCTGGGGTTGACGTAGGCTCCGGTTGCGACCTGACTACCATTGGCGTACAGCACAGAGGCTGATCCCGTGGCGTCGTCAACGGCAGCCGCCGAAGTAGCCATGCCAGCGTAGGAGCCAGGAGACATGAGGCTTAAATCAGCAACCCAGTCGCCGTTGCCGCTGTCAAGGCTCAGCTCTATGATTTCTCCTTCCGTGAGCCGGAGACCGACCGGGAAATCAGTCATCGCCGTCGCGTAGTAGCTCGTCTTGGAGATCAGATGCGCAACTCGGCCAGTCGCAATCCCGGTGGTGTAAAAAAAAGTCTCGAGGGTGAAGGTGTTAAAATTGGTGGCGAACCCGCAGTTGATGCCATCGTTGACGCCATCAAACGTTGTCCACTGGCCCGCGATCCCATCCACAACGGCAGCGCTCGTCATAGACCCGACACTGGTGGCATGCCTGGCGTGTGACGTCGAGTCTTTTATCGTCCCGCTGGGGTCCTGGCTGAGGTGATAGACGGCCTCATACCCCGCATCCCACACCGCTACGGCTGGTGCAGACCCTATCTCCCCCACCATGGTGGTGTTGTCCGCGTGGGCTGGATCATACCAAATCCGGATAGTGGTGGCGGAAGCTGCGGAAATCGACGGAACCTTAATCCATAATTGCGCCGCTCTTGCGGCAGCATCCCACCGCTCAACCTCAATGGGGCACTCAGCCCCGGTGGCCACATCTTCAGCGGCAATCCGATATTTATTGTCTTCCAGGGAGTCAAAAATTGCAGTCACATTGGCCGCAGAGGTCCCAGACGCTGCCGACAAGTGTACCAGCACTGGAAATTCCTCCAACACTGCCGCTTGCGCTGGGATGGTGATGGTGATTTGTGCTCCCTCCCAACCGTCAAGCGCCATGTTTAGCCTCCAGCATGTAACTGTATTGGCACCCCCGGCACCCGATTATCTCTACTCCGGCCTGCTGCGATGAGCCTGGCCAATACTCCATCACTCCCCGCCCACATTGGGGGCACAAGGGTTGCGGTTCTGGATTCGGCAGCGGCATGGGCCGTGGTTTAGCGACCAGGACCTGGTCGACCGCCGACCTCAATTCCTCCACCAAGGCATCCAAAGACATCCCCGCGCTTTGCGCCGCTTGCAGGATACCCAGAGCCTGCTGCAAATCCGCGATTTTGTATGCGGCTAGGATCAACATTGCCACTCCCACACAGTTGTATTGGTGTTCTCGCCATCAAGCGTCCGAGGTCCGTGCGCTATGTACGCATTGTGATAGGGCGGGTTTGCATAACAATCCCCACCCGCTCCGCACGGGGTGAGCACCTTGGACATCACGATAAAATCCCCAACGCAGGACCCGTTTCCTATCTTGAGCGAGTTGCCGCGCAACGGGCCGTAAGCGGCGTCTCCCTGGACCTCAAGGAGGGATTTATCCAAACTCCAGACACACACCCCGTCGCCAGGGACAAAAGCGGAATCAACGCAGGTTGAGCACCATTGTCCACAACTGGTGCTGGTGCCGTTGCCCACATAGCTCCATTGCTGCTCTACTTTGTACCTGCCGATGTATCCAATTAGCCCCAGATAGCTGGATTCGCTGACCTCAGCCTCAATGGCGATGTTGCCGATAATCGCTTTAGCGGCGGCAGGGGTCACGGCGTTGTCGGTGATCATCACCCATTTTCCCGCAGTAGATCGGATATACCCCACCACTGTGGTACAGCCATCGGTTACGGTTATCTCCGCCATGCCACACGCCAAGGGTAAGGCCGACAACCGCACCTGATTTCCCGTGGTGGTGATTTTTTTAGCGCCGTTTTGGAACTGGATGCCCTCCCCCAAAACGGACCACTGGTAGGGATATTTACCCCCACCGGTAACGCCAATCACCACCGCGCTGTTGGGCGCCATTACCTCCGGCGACACATCACCGTCCCAAGCCAGCGGCTCCACCCCATCGCAACAGTTGTTGCTGCGTATTTCCTGGGTGATTTTCCAGGTTCCGCAGATTCCGCCAGGGGGCGATACCGGCACGATGCGCAGCTTGGGCCCGTACATCCCGTAATATTTCGCAGCCCCGCCAACGATGGGCAACCCGCCCCGCCAAGAGGTGGTTCGCTCCGGACACTGGGGCAGGGCGCCGGTGGGATCCTCGCAACATTTGTCGCGGTAGTATTCCGGAGTGCTTAGAGCGTAGATGCGGCCAGGGGCTCCGGTTACTTCGGCGTCGTCGGTGCAGCCCACGTATTCAGGCACGGTGATTGACTCCAATAGGTGCATGCAGTCGCGAGCGTTTCCGGGGCAGCGGGTGACGTATTCCGGGCAGTCGGTGATCTCGTCGTAAGTTTCCCGATACACTTCCTTGTCGGTGCACTGGCAGCGGTAGCTTTTGGTCACCGCTCGGTAGCAGGTCACCTCATCGTCCGACACTGGAGCCACCCAATGCGAGGTGCACGATCCAATGTCTTCAGCGGCGTCGGGCGTCTGCAGCTCCAGCTCATCCACCAGGCCGTGGAAAAAGGCGCGGGCAACGCACTCGCCGGGCTCACCGTTTTTGCCGAGGATGGTGATGGTGCAACGGTCGTATTCGGTGAGATATTCGGCGCGGATCGTCCCGGACTTGACGCTCACCCCGCCAAAATCCAGGGTGTTGCCAACGCGGGAGATTTTCGGGTCGTCAATCGGCCCGGAGCTGCCGTACACCTGGCCCCGCCATTGGACGGTAAAGTCGTCAATCACCGGGTAGTCCAGGGTCAGACTGGAGGCGCTGTCCAGGGTGGTTTGCTGAGTCACAGTTTCCCGGACAGTTTCTGTGGTTTTGATCACGCCGCCAACCAAGGCCAGCCGGTAGTCGGCATCCTGGCGGGAGCGGATCACCCGCACCACCACGTCAACATTGCCGTCCGCGTCAAAGAGGCAGGACACCGCCGAGACTGTGGCTTCCACCGTGGTGGTCACTTCCTCGGCGCTGACATCTTCTGTTTGCTCGGGGGTCCCGGTTGAGTCGTCGCAGGCGTCGAGGTTATAGAGCGTGTCGAGCAGGTCGGCCGCGGCGCTCACCGTAGCGGTATCATCGGGCAGGTCCTCTTGCGCAAGGCGCACCCACCAGGGATCAACCACCGCGCGAGAGGAAAGATGAAAGGTGATGTGCGGCGCGGTCACGGCTTAACCATCCGAACGATCCCCAGCGGCTGGCCGGTGCAGGTGTTGTAGCGCAGCTGCGGTATCAGCTCATCCTCATCGTCGGTTACGCTTCCCCGGTCGCCGATGGTCGATCCGTCCGGGCAGGCTTCAAGCAGGGTTGCCACGCAG